GCAGTACATACGTACCCCACCCCAACGGCAGAGGCGGCGACTGGAAGCGCGAGACCTACACCGAGAAGCTCACGCTCGATCAGATCCTCAAAGCCCTGACCAACGACGCACTCGAAGAGCAGAACCTCGACTGGTACAACAACGACGGCGGCCAAGGCTCGCTCACGATCGACTTCACGCAGTCACCGCCAGACATCCAGCTCGAGGTGGGCATCAACATCACCTCCACCGAGGACTACAACTTCACATTCAGCGATGAGGAATACGAAGAATGAAAACATCTGAACTGACAGGCGCAGCCCTTGATTGGGCAGTGGCGAAGTGTGAAGGCGTAACTGTGTTGCCGAAGATGCGGGGCGGTTGTTATGCCACCCTCGTCAGGGGCGAGACTGTTCTGCTCTGCTACTCAACCGACTGGGCACAAGGCGGGCCGATCATTGAGCGGGAGTGTATCGACGTAATGTTTGAAGGCCCGGAGTGGTACGCCTATATGCGCTGGGCAAGTGGGCGAATGATTCAGTACGACGGAGACACACCACTGATCGCAGCAATGCGCTGCTATGTGGCAAGCAAGCTGGGTGCTGAAGTGGATGTGCCTGATGAACTGCTATGAAGAAGCCTCACATCCCTGACGTACGCAAGCTGCTGCGGGACAACCCCGCGGGCATGACAGTGACCGAGCTGCACGCCAGACTGCCTCAGATCAACAAGCCCAACACGGTACGCAAGTGCCTTGAGCGTATGCCTGATGCGTACATCGACCGATGGACCGAAGGCCGGCGCGGCCAGTTCCATGCAGTCTGGTGCGTAGTGGCCCCTCCACCGCACTGCCCACACCCGGGCGAACGATACATCCGCACAGAATGGAGAACAACATGAAGACCTCAACCATCCTCGCCAAAGCCAAGCCATTAGTCGGCCGCACGTTCAAAGAGTCCTACGTTGCCGGCCACGAACGATTCATCTGCTGCGCGCTGATGGTTCTGCAAGAGCGAGGTCGGATAGCCGAGCATGACTATCACCGGGTATGCCGCATCATCGAATCCCGCCTCTTCCCACACACAACGCTCGAAACCTGGCTTGAAGACAAGGGTGTCAGGGCTCTGCGAGCCCACAACCCAAGGCCCATAGAGATCCTCGATCGTGTGCAGCAACACAGACACGCGTGGCTCGACCTCATGATCAAAGAGTTCAAGCGCAAAGGAGATTGACATGCACCCCGCACACCACGCCCTCACCTCAGTAAAGATCTGGGGCGGCAAGCCCGACGACTATGCCCCCATCCATGAATGGTTTGACGCCACGAAGGAACTCTGGGCAGACGCACGCCACCGCGCACTGCGCCATCACAGCCAGGGCATCTTCGAGGCCGAGCGAGTCTTCGGGTCAACTATCACAAACAGCGCTGGCAAGCGTGTGCCTGTGCGCTACATCGGCGAGCAGCACGTCAAGGAAGACTGCGGTGGACGTATCCCCACCGTGATCGACTGGCTTGGCGAGATACCCATGCGCCCTTGGATGAACCGCGGATATAAGGTAGCACCAGCAGATGCCACGGATTGAATCACCCAAGACTTACGTGTGGGAGGGTAAGGGCAACCGCTACTGGTACAGGGCCAAGTGGACCGTGTACTGGAAAATCGAGGACCACGAGACGCCGCCCAAAGAGATGGAGTCCGGGCTGGGCAACGTCACTCGCAACACCGACACCAGGTCGGACACGTTCAACCGCTGGTTCGGCTCCGTCCAGATCGTGAGCAACAGACGCCTTACCGTCGTCAAGTCAGATCCCATGTTCACCAAGGAAGACGCGATGGCATGGGTTGAAGTCGTAGAAAGGATGAACCGATGAGCGACGTGAACTACGCACGGCGGCTAGCTATCTATGACCTTGCAGCTAAACGAGTAGCGGCCATGAGCGAAGACGAGCGGCTGGCCATACTGATTGGCTACTACATGGAAGCCTTCGAGGACATGACCGATGAGGAAATCCTCGTTGCGCTGTACCCAAGATACACCACACAGAAAGACCAACCATGAACTACATCAACATCGCAACACTGATTAACATCATCGGCGCAGCATTCGTTGCACGCATGTGGGGCTGGGTGGGCGTCATCGCCTACGTCATCACATTCATCGTCCTCTCGGTGGTGTTCAAGTGAAAGACGACCCATACGTCATTTCCCATCACAGCATGGGCGAGCGAGGCTGGGAGATTGTCGCAGTCAACTCTCGCAACCGAATCTGTGCAGACATGACGGAACACACAGCCAGAGCCCTGTGCGCCCTGATCAACGCAGCATCGCCCTTGGCCGAGGAATACGACATCCCGGCGCTTCAGATCGCTGCCATATGGCGGCTGGTCAAAGACAACGGAGGAATCAATGAAGCATGACATCTTCGAGTTCAGCATGCACGGCATGACTGGCTGGGATAAGTTCTGGCGGGTCGCCTTGCTGTTAGGAGTTAGCGGCGTGGTTCTCATGGACCTGCTGGTATGGAGGCCAGGGTGACTGAAGACGACCGCTTCATGCTGAGGCTCATTGAGAAGTACGCACTCGATCACTACCAGAACGAGTACATCACCGAGGTGTACCAGCGCCTCAAGGAGCAGATCATCGCTGAAGAGGTGGCCAAGCGCTTCGACCAGGCCAGCAAATCTGACAGCGCTGCATAACTTATCACACTACTCACGTGTTAGGGGATCTACTTACACACGTGTTCACACGCAGACTGTATAGTCTGCCGCTTCAACCTACTAACTCATCAACCACAACTTACTCACTCATCATGAAATACTCTGACCTCAAGCAATCCGTTCTGGCCAACTTCGCCCGTGGCAACAAGCTCGTTCCGTTCATCGAGGGCAAGCCCGGCGGCGGCAAGTCCAGCCTGGCCCGTGACATCGTCATGTCTCTGGGTATCAACCCGGCCCGTGTCACTGAGTTCAACCCCTCGCTGCGTGACCCCGTGGACATTATGGGTGTGCCCCGCACCGACGCCGACTGCGCCAAGTGGGTGCCCATGCCCGAGTTCTACCGCATCCGCAACGACGGTACTGACGAGCCCTGTGCGCTCATCATCGAAGAGCTGTCCGACGCTCCGATGCCCATGCAGAACCCGATGTGCCGAGTCATCCTTGACCGCTACGCCGGCGAGCTGCAGCTGCACCCTAAGACGTTCATCATCGCCACGGGTAACCGCACCGAGGACAAGTCCGGTGCCAACCGCATGTCGACCAAGCTGAACAACCGTATGCAGACGCTCACGTTCGACGAGAACCTGGACGACTGGTGCGACTGGGCGCTCGATCGTGGCATCGCCGTCGAGATGATTCAGTTCCTGCGCTTCCGGCCCAACCTGCTGTCTGACTTCGACCCCAATCGCAAGATCAACCCCACGCCTCGCTCGTGGGAGATGGCCAACGAGGTTGACCCGACGCTGACCTCCGACCTGTACTTCGCCAACATCGCTGGCTGTGTGGGCGAGGGTGCTGCTGCCGAGTACACCGGCTTCAAGCGCATCTTCGAGGGTCTGCCCAACATCGACGGCATCCTGCTCAACCCGGCCAAGGCTGACGTGCCGACCGACCCTGCTGTGCTGTACGCCCTGACCGGTGCGCTGGCTCACAAGGTGTCCAAGGACAACTTCGACCGTGTTGCCGAGTACGTTGGCCGCATGCCCGCGGACTTCCAAGTCATGTGCATCTTCGACGCACAGAAGCTCAAGCCTGAGATCCGCAACACCAAGGCATTTGTGCAATGGTCGGTCAAGAACGCCAACATCCTGCTCTGATCTGGCGTGAGGCCTACGATGTGCTCGCCAACCTTGACGAGCCTTCAAGGTACTGGGAGCTGGTGCAAAACGATGCCACCTTCTTCGGTGGTGTCGAGCATGCCCGCATAGAAAGAGTCCCCCGCCGACAGTGGAGGCTTACCCGGTTCGAAGGGCCTAACCCCGTGGTCACCTATCACCGCTCGCTCAAGGAAGCCAAAGCTCTTGGGCTGGTGCAGGTTCGCTTCAACATGGCGCAGGGGCAAGCATGAAGTGGGTGGATGTGCAGAACGGTATGCGCTCGGGGTTTGTCCAAAGCAGGCTGATGCACAACCACCTCGAGCTGGCCGATATCGAGTTCCACGCTCCGATTTACTACGTCAACCTCACGAGGCATGTCAAAGGATATGTCGATAACCAACTCAACGGGCCGCAGCAGTTCCGCTCGCTTGAGGAAGCCAAGGCATGGGCGACTGTCGTTGCCCGTATGAATCACTAACTGGAGAACCACATGGATATGAAAGTCACCACGCTCGCTGACAAAGCGATGCTCGTCAAACTCACGATGCGCCGGGCTAACCTGACCCGACGTGACACCGTAGCGGAGGCATTCGTGCAAACGCAGATGGAGGACCAGTCGCTGGTCGTCAACTCCAAGCTGTTCCGCGACAAGCTCAACCCGATCAACCAGATCATGAGCAAGGCCTCCGAGGTCTACACGTACCACAAGACCCACACCCTGCCCTACATCGACAAGGGTCCGCGCATCCTGCCCAACACGCAGTACTTCGACTACAGCGCCGAGATGCGCAAGCGCATTGCAGAGGTCGATGCGCTCATGAGCCAGCACATGCCCAAGTACGACGACTATGTGCAGCTCGACATTCAGTACCGCAGCCTGGGCAAGGCCGGCCGTGCCAACGTGGACGACTACCCCACTGCCAACGAGTTTCAGCAGCGCATGGGGTTTGATCTGCGCTTCACACCGATGCCCGAGGCCAAGCACTTCCTGTTCGACATCAGCGACGATGACCTGGCCGAGTTCAACGCAACCATGGAGCAGGTGGCTGTGCAGTCCCGCACCGAGGTTGTGAAGAAGATGCTCGAGCCCCTGCAACACCTGGTCGAGAAGCTCAACAAGCCGATCGGCACCGAGGGTGCGATCTTCCGTGACAGCGCCGTGGAGAACATCATCGAGGGCGTGCAGATGGCCAAGAAGCTCAACGTCACCGGCGATGAATCCATCGCGGCCATGGCTGACCTCATCAGCCAAGCTGTGAGTGCGTTCGCTGACAACAAAGCAGTCCTGCGTGAGTCGCCGATCGTGCGTGAGCAAGCGGCCAAGAAGCTGGACTACATCGCATCGCAGATGGCTGGGATGTATGGATCATGAAGAAGCTGACCCTCGCACGGCTCCTTCTCCGACCAGTCGACACGTTCAAGCGGGCGTACAAGATCTTCAACAGCATTGATATCAAGGCGGAGGTGTTCGTCAAGGACGGCACCAAGGAAGAGAACCTCGAGCCCGGGGGGTACGTGGTGCACGGCGGTCTCGCCTTCCCTGTCGAGACATGGCGGCTGATCAAGCCATCGCTGATCAAGGTGGACTACAACTTCACCAACAACGGCAAGGTGTGGGAGATCAAGTCTGACCAGAACATCCACGTCAACGTGCTCACCAAGGACGAGATGACCGCCCTGCACGTGGCCAAGCGATTCAAGGACGCATCATGACATTCACCGACCTCGAAGTCATCCTCATGGTTGCACTGGTCGTGGTCGTGTACTTCAACAACCGACTCAGCAAGCGACTAGATATCCACAGGGAAGCCCATGCGGTCATCCTGCACACGATCGGAGTAGTTGCCGACAACAAGGCCCGCTTCTACCGAAACCGCGACGGCAGCATCGGCTGCAAATCTACTAACTCACCGGAGAAACCACATGAAACAAGTCAGCAAGCTGGACAAGGCTAAGGCCCAGATCGTCCTGGACCACCCCTTCTTCGCGTCCATTCTCCTGCGTCGTCCACTCATCAAAGACGACAACATCCCGACGCTTGCCGTCGACGCCAAGGGGCGCATCTACTACAACGAGAAGTTCGTTGAGTCGCTGACTGTCCCGCAGATTGTGTGGGGCTTGTGCCACGAGGTCGGCCACGTGATCGGCCAGCACGCTGTGCGCCGTGGTACTCGCAACCCCCGCGGCTGGAACTACGCCGGTGACGCATGGATCAACGACACGCTCACCGATGCCAAGGTCGGCGACCCCATCCCCAACACCGTCAACATGCCCGGCTCCAAGGATGACACCGTCGAGAACATCTACGACAAGCTGCCTCAGAACGGCAACGGCGGCGGTGGCGGCGATGGTGATGGCTATGACATGCCCGGCGGTACTGGCGAGGACATCATCTACGGCGACGGTCAGAACGGTGGCAAACAGCTCACTGCTGATGAGGTGCGCGAGATCGAGGGCCAGATCAAGGTCGAGATCGCTGAGGCTGCCCAGGCCGCCAAGATGCGCGGCAAGATGCCCGGTAAGCTGGCCGAGATCGTGGCCGATCTTCTGGAAGTCAAGACGCCCTGGTATGAGATCCTCGAGAAGCACTGTGTCTCTCGTGTCAACCAAGGTCTGAGCTGGCGTCGTCCCAACAAGCGCTTCGCCGATGTGTACCTGCCGTCCACCGATAAGCTGCCGCAGATGGGCGAGCTTGTTGTGCAGATCGACGTGTCTGGCTCCATCAGCAAGACCGAGCTGGCGTACTATAATGGGCACCTATCCAGAATTGTTGAGCAATGTCGCCCGTCAAAAGTCCACGCCATCTATGTCGACACGCAAGTGCAACGGCACGACGAGTTTGACTGCGGCGAGGACGTGAAGCTCGAGTTCTTTTCTGGCGGCGGTACGGACATGCCGGCCGGCTTCGACTACTTGGCTGAGCAAGGCATTGACCCTGACGTGATGGTGATCTTGACTGACGGGTACACCCCCTTTGGTGACGACCCCGGCTATCCGGTGGTCTGGTGCATCAGCTCGGACATTGAGTCCCCGTGGGGCGAGAACGTTCACTTTGAAATGGAGCAGTGATGTTTGATCGGAAGGCTTGGGCCAAGGCCTACTACGCCAAGAACAAGGCGCACCTGCGGGCAAAGCAGAAAGAGTATGAAGCTGCTAACCAACAGGCCATCGCTGAGAAGAAGCGTGAGTACCGGGCCGCTAACAAGCCTTCCGTGTCTGCTCAGAAAAAGGCGTGGCAACAGGCTAACAAAACCAGGGTCGCCGAGTACAACCGCAAGTGGAAACAAGAGAACCGCGATCGACACAACGCCCTCGGGGCAAAGCGGCATGCGGCAAAGATGAACCGCACTCCACCGTGGCTCACGCCTGAGCACTACCAAGAGATGAAGGAGAAATACGAAATGGCCAAACAACTTACCGCCGCGGGTGACCCGCATGAGGTTGACCACATAGTTCCGCTGCAGGGCGAAACGGCCAGTGGCCTGCACGTGCCATGGAACCTGCAAGTCATTCCGCGCTCACACAATCGTAGCAAGTTCAACCACCTAT